GTTTCCCAGTCACGATCCGACGTAGATGATTTCGGGTTCCTTGTCAGTCATTGTCACTCCTTGCAGGTTGGTGACGGGTTATTCAGCCGGCTCTTTCTGCGGCTGGTTGCGTTCCTTGATCTGGGTATTGATATTCTCGTCAATCTGTTCGACTTCAGCAGCCTTCTTGCCGATTTCCGCCTGAGCCTTCATGCGTTCGGTCTGGGCCTTGAACATGTCGATCTCGAGCTTAAACTGCTCCAGCGTCTTGTCTGCCTTCAGGCTGTTGAGTTCCTGAGCCTGTTGCTGGGCTTCCATAAGCGCCTGCTGTATCTCAGGCGGCAATTCCTCATTGGCACCGGGGATGAGTTTCTTGGCCCGTTCGGCTATTTCCTCGGCACCTTCCCAATCTTGCGCCTTGGCAATCTTGTCAATCATCAGCGGAACCAGGTCGGGATTACCGCGCATGGTTTCCATCATGTAGAATGCGTTTTCCTCACGCTTGGTGTTGAAGCTAGGGCCTGTCGAAACCGCCACGTCATATTTACCGACTGACAGATCATGCATGGCCTCGATCACGCTGCCGTCCGCCTTCTCGATCTGGCGTGGTGCGTTCATCGGAACGTGTTCGGTTGAACCATCCTCGCCCATGACGCGCATTACCCGCCTTGCGGAATAAACATGCGGTATCAGGTCAAGACACAGCCTGCCCACCTGCCGGATTGAACGGCTCTGGTTGTCGAGGAAGTGGAAGGTTGACGTATCCCCTTCCCTTTGCCTTGCCATGATGGCGCGGCCACTGGTTTCATTCGACTTCGCACCCAAGGAGGCATCATAGATACCCAGCACCGATTTCATGTCATCGGATGAGTTCAGCGCCTCCTGAAGCGCGCCTGCCGCAACACCGCCATCCAATGGCTGTCTTTGAGGCGGAATCTCGCCTTCATACTCAAGGAACGGATGCGAATGCGTGTTCGCTGTTTCCCAGCGGTTCAGATCGTGATCGAATGCACCTTTCCTGCCAATGTAAGGCACTCTGGGGGCCAGCGCGACAAGTTCGGTACTGACGGTGCGCCAGTAATTGAACATGCGCTGCGGGTCCATTGCATCCCAGATCAGCGAACGGATATGGCGCTTGCCCTCGATGTTGAACTCATCACCATAGACGGGGACAATCGGAATGAACTTGCCGGGCCATTCGTTGACCTCCAGAACTTCAGCACCGGAGATGATCCTTTGCGTGACCTTGAAGCCCTTGGACTTGCGAGATCGCTCGACGCCGACCATGCCCGTTTCCATCAAGGCAATCAGGTCCGGGTCATTCTCCAGCCGGTCATCATCCACCACAATGCCATTGCTGAGCTGGTGAATGTTCTTGGTGACTTCCTCGCGGGTCCAGTATTCCGCTATCTGAATGTAATCGTCGGTTTTCCAGCCGTCATCCATGCCCTGCCAGACATCGGAATCCCAGCCTACCTGTGACTTGTCACCATAGCGATGTTCAAACTCCGTCTTGGTAACAGGCTCCACCACAAAGGCGACATTCCAGTCCGAACCATCTGCCGATTGGCTGTCAGGATCTCCATAGACCGAGGCGGGGTTGAGAACCCGACCGATCTTGATATCCTGATCAAATGCGTCATCATGCGAATAGTCCACATCGACGCGCACATACCCAACCCAGTATTGGGCTGCATTCTCCAGAGCGGTATCATAGGCGATGTCAGCGCTTGAGGCATGTTCGATCTGGCGAATAATGCCTTCCAGAACGCGGGCCGTTTCCACATCGGCTTCATCGTCAACCGGAGATATCTTGATTGCGGGCTTGTTCTGCCTGCCGTCATTGACAACCTGGCGGATGAAAGCGTTCATCCTGTTGATAGTCAGGATCGGACGACCTTCGTTCTCGCGCTGCGCCCTGATATTGTCGGGCCATTGCTCACCGAGGCGGGCAAACTTGATGGACTCCTCGCCGCAATCGCGGTTGGTTTTCTCTGCCTGAACAGCCTTCTCGAAGTCATCACGCGCCTGTCTTAGCAGGTCGTCATGATCTTCACGGCTAGGCTCAGAGGCTGTCTTTTCGTCCATCTCTCACCGCCGTTACAAGTTGCATTGTCTTTGAGAAAACCGGGTGGCGATCGCCGGCCTGCCTTCGACCGGATGCCAAACTGGTTGCATCAGATCGCCTTCGCCTGATAGCCAACGATCCGGCTATTCCCCACAACGGCAGACACATACCACTTGAAATCCGGCCCATAGTCCTCAAGAACCATCCGCTTGAGAAGATCGAGCGCTATTGTCGCATCATCTTCCTTCTCGTTGCGAAAGGCGACATTGGCTATAACTTTTCCCATCATCATCCCATCCATGAGCCAGCACCGCGAACGATTGGCCTGGAAGCCCGCTTGCGTTCCGTTGGTTCTTCATAGGCAACGCACATCAGCCCAAAGGCATCCGCTGCATGACTTGACCAGTCATGTTCCGGTCCAAGCCCCACGTTGCGTTCCTCATCCCGCTTTTCGTGATACCAGCCTAGCGCGTCTATTCCGGCTTCACATTTGGTCTCGTGAAACCAGATCATCGGGAACAAACGCCGCGCAGCCTCAACCCGCTTGAGCGCCGCACCCTTGCCCTGATTGGCTACGGTCTGGACCTGAAAGTCTGCCTGCCTGATATGATCTTCAAAGCGGGTCGCTGTGACTGCATCCTGCTTTGCGCCGTCATGCGGCAGAACACACAGGGCAGAAGCGTAACCCTTCTCCCTCAGCCAGTTGAGATGCGCCGATAAAGGCTGACCAACGGCCTCGTAATAATCCAGCACCCTGATTTCCCGGCTGATGAACTGGGCAATCCAGATGCTTGTGGAATCCCTGACGCCGATATCCCAAAAGGCCCTGATCTGCATGTTCGGATCAGCAACCAGCTTGTCGGTTATCCTGCGTTCACCTCTGGCCTGCGACAGGTGCTTGGCGTAATATGCACCGGTCAGGACAGTTGCGTAGCCACCTTCCCAGATGTGGTCATACTGGTCAGGATCGTTGTTCAGGCAGTCCTTGCGTTCCTGCTCCAGAACAGAGGGAAACCACGGATTATCCCGCCAGTTCGCCCTGACTACCTTTGCGCCGGTCGGGAGGGTTTCACCCCTCAGCATTACGTCAACCGGATCAGTCTTTCGTCTGGGGTTCCACGACGCCCAGATTTCAGAGCCTTCCGCTCGTATTGTCGGGCGAAGTAATGAAAGCGATCTTTCGGAAAGCGATTGGCCTTCCTCTATCCATGCCCGCTTGAAGCCTTCCAGAGACTTGATCGACTCCGCCGTATGGTCCTGCATACCCTGAAAGGTGATAAGTCCATCACCTGGCGTCTGAATGACTTCCCGGAATATCTTGAAACCTTCTGCCTCTCCAAGTCGGTATTCGGCTATCTTGTCCTCGATAAGCCGCTTGGCTGATTCCTTCAGTGATTTCTGGACTTCACGAATACAGGCTGAACGAAGCCCCTGCCCTGAATTGTTGCCCGGTTCAGCAAGACTGTCCTCTACCAGCAGTCCGGCGAAGAAATGCGACTTGCCTGATCCACGGCCTCCCCACGCACCCTTGTAGCGGGCTGGAGGGATAAGAGGTTCGAATACCTCAGCTGTCGGTATCTGAAGCGTCAGGGCGGACGATGACACGTTCTACCTTGTGATAGTGCTTAACTTCGCCGGAAACCTCATGCTGCTGTTTTTCGCCGTAGACTTTAGGCAGCACCTTGGAGAGCATCCATTTACGAGCATCGACGCGAAGCCTTGATCGCTGAATATGTTCGCCATTGAGCTGCCAGCCATCATTCTCTTCGGCGTTGCGCTCCATCCAGTCGTTAGACCCATTATCAGCAATCTCAAGCAATTCATCAGCCATCATGTGATAGCCAATCTCTCGGGCTTTCGCGTACTGCGCAGAAAAGCCCTCCCGATCTTCGACCGCCCACAAACGAACAGTGCTTTCGGCTGGCATTCCTTCGTCTTCACAAACATCACGCAACGATCTGCCTTGAGCCAAGGCAATGCATACAGATTGTGCAAGGTCTGGAGTAAACAGCGTTGGCCTGCCAACTTCACCCATCACACCACATCCAGTTCACAAATGATGCCTTCATAAAACTGGCGGGTTCTTTTCATGTCCCATCTGGAAAGCATGATCATTACATGGCCGTAGGCTGCATCACACATTGCCTTGTCGAGCATCTGGTCTGATATGCCTTTGGCTTGAGCGTTTATGCGCTCTATCTCATGGCGGGGAGTGGGCTGGCCGATCATCGCGTTACAAACCCTATTGGCTGTCTGGAATAAACTGCGTAAAGCGGGTTTCCGTGGCTATCCAGAAGGCCGGTATCCATTGGTGAATCATCCGGCTCAAAGACCGTTCTGCTCAGATAATCCTCGCCGTCCGGGCCATCTTCGTAGTGTGCCAATCTGGGCTTGTGAGGAAGCGTGATGTATTGGCGCATTAGTCGCGGACGCCTTCAATGCCACCAGTGCCTCCGGGAGTAATGCCGCCTGTTCCGCCACCGGGATTGGTCATGGTGTTTCTCCAATAGAAAACCCCGCCAGAACGCTAGGGAACTGACGGGGCGCTACTCCGGGGAGTAGGGGTGCCTAGGGCGTACCCATCGGCGTTGATTTAGTCAGGATGGGCTATTGCCTACCACTGACGGGGTTTCCATCGGCCTTCCGTCAATACGCCGAAGCCTCTGCTACTTATCGGCGTCCAGTCCGGCATGTTTCCACGCCGCCATCCTGATTAGTATTGGGCGGCACCGGCTCCCCAAGCTAGTCCTCACTGGTAGCGTATACTCACCGCCCTATCGGCATGAGATTGCTTGCCGGGTTTGCCCAATCTGTTATCTGGGAACTCAACTCAAAGGATTACGCCGCGCTATACGACACGCTGGTTACTGCGGTTGATTATTGCTGGCCCCTTGAATCCATTTGGATCATCGAGACACCCCTCAAACCCAGCGAAGTAATCAAGGTATTGATGGACGCTCGCATCCTTGATGACAATGACGGCGTGATCGTCCTTGAGATCACCGGCGTTGGCGCTTTCCGGCGGGTGATCAACGAGCGAACAGCGAACTGGCTTGATAGCCATCTCACTCGTCGTTAGCGCGTTTTGCTTTGGCACCCTTGCCACCGCCTTTCTTAGATTGATCGTGCGGCTTCGGCGGCGAGTTGAGAAAGTGACTCACCACCTTTTTGAAATCCGGGTTTTCGGTAGGATCGGATTTCGTTTTGTCTTTTTTCGGTTTGGGTTCTGACATGCGTGACTCTCTACAGTCTGGCACATTCTTTTTGAAGGGCAGCGACATGACCACCTTTCACTGGAGTCGGCGGGCCGTCACAAGCGAAATGTTGGAAGCCATTGCCAATGTGGTTCTGGAATGGTCAATGCTTGAACAGTCGTTCATCCAACTTACTCAAGTGCTTTGGGAACGCTATCGCGCTCCAAAGGCCATTCCAAGATCATTTGATGCCCGAAAGAAGGCCGTGCGTGACATGGGCCGTGAGCTATATTCCGACGAACCCAACGAGTTGCGGGCCTTTCTTTGGTTTCTCGAACGACTATCTCAAGCCAATGGCAAACGCGATGATGTTTGCCATGGCATACCAGGCACCGTTAATCGGCGCGGGCGCACATACAAATGCCTCGCCATCTATCACCCGTCGAAACCCACACGATACACGCCGGTTTCGGTCGGCTGGATTCAGCGTCTGCATGTTGACCTAATCAATCTCGATAACGAGCTGGAAGAGGTGAAAGAGG